CGTGAGCAGTGCAGCATTGCAGCGTGCAGGGTTTAAACACTATGCAGAGAGCGGGTGCGCGATGCAAAATCGCACCCCAGGGTTTTTAAAAACGCGGCGTGTGTATGTGTATGTATCTACTTACATAACTTTGCTAGTCCTCGCCCCCCATAAATGTGGCTCTGACCTGCACTTTTGCTGATTTACTATAAATGTGGCGTAAATCACATACCCAAAAGTGTCCGCTAAGGACCTTTTGGACACCTATAGTATAAGTGAGGAGGCAAAATTATCGGAGCCTCCGAACACTTAACTGCGACCCTATGGGTCGCCCTAGTAGAAGCCCTAACCTTCGGCTTCGTTTAGACTACGCCTTCGGTTAGGAGTTTAGCCCCAAGACTCCAAATACCCCGTCTTGGGAGATGCTATGGAAAGAAAACGAACTACCTCTGCTTCGCATCAAAGTGATGCTATCAAGAAGCAAGTTATTGATTTTTTAATGCAGGGCTACTCTGTCCAGCGTGCTATGGATGCCGTAGGCAGGTCTGTTAAGACCTATGAGTACTACCGAAAGGTAGATACTGCCTTTGCCACTGCTGTGGACAAAGTACGCTCTATGACCGCTCGTGGCGAAATAGGCGGTGTACGAGGGGAAGTACCACCCTTCCCTGAGTTTTCAGAAAAGTATCTAGGCACTCAGGTATTTACACACCAACGCCATTGGATAGATTTATTAGAAGGTAGGCAGCCTACGGATATACACCCTGCCATAACCTATGAACAGGGCGCTCCAGATTTATTAATTGTTAACACCCCACCAGAACACGCAAAGTCTACAACCATCACGGTTAACTATGCGGTCTATCGGATTTGCCAGAACCCAAACATCAGAATCATGATTGTGTCTAAGACACAGGCTATGGCGCAAAAGTTCCTGCTCTCCATTAAGAACAGACTAACACATCCTAAGTATCAGGACTTACAACTAACCTTTGGACCTCCAGGTGGTTTTGAAAAGAATTCTGATTCATGGAAGCAGGACTTAATTTACCTCTCCTCAGAGGCTCGTGACTCAGGAGAAAAAGACCCTACCGTACAGGCTGTCGGTATTAGGGGTCATATCTATGGCGCTCGTGCTGACTTAATCATCATGGATGACTGCGTGGATAACACCAATGCCCATGAGTATGAGAAACAGATTGATTGGATTCAATCCGAGGTTATGTCCCGTATTGATGATAACGGCGGCAAACTTCTTATCATAGGCACTCGCCTACGCCCTAAAGATTTATACTCCGAGGTACGCGACCCCATGCGCTACCCAGATGAGAATTCACCTTGGACTTACTTTGCACAACCTGCAGTACTTGAATTTAATGAGGACCCCTCTAAGTGGGTAACCCTCTGGGCTAAGACCAACATGGCTCCAGTATCTGGAGTAGGTAGCCCTGATGCAGATGGCTTATATCGCAAGTGGGATGGTCATGCTTTGAATAAAAAGCGTAGCCGTCTATCACCAAATCTTTGGGCTATGGTTTATCAACAGCAACAAGTACATGAAGATTCAGCATTTCCATCTGATGCCATCAAAGGCGTTATCAATGGCGCTAGAAATGTAGGGCGCATACCAAAAGGTAAAGCAGGCGTAAGACCTAATGGCATGGATGGACTTATTGTTATTGCTGGCTTAGACCCTGCAGGTAGCGGTTACACCGCAGCCGTATGTCTAGCCATTGATATTTCTACTCAGAAACGATACCTGATAGATGTGTCAAATAAACCAGGCATGAAGCCAGATGAGATTAGAAGTTTAATCAAAGACTGGACTGATGACTACAAAATTTCTGAGTGGCGTATTGAAAAAAATGCTTTTCAAACAATGTTAACTCAGGACCGTGAGGTACGCGAATACCTTTCGTCACGGGGTGCGACCCTAAGAGAACATCATACGGGTCAAAACAAATGGGACACGAACTTCGGAGTTGCATCCCTGACGACACTATTCCATGGTTGGGAAGATGGAGATGCACTCATTGAGTTCCCATCAACTCACGCCTCAGAAGGTATTAAAAGTTTAATTGAACAACTCATCACTTGGTATCCAGATTCTCCAAAATCACAAAAGACCGATACCGTGATGGCGTTTTGGTTTGCTGAACTTGGCTGTCGTGACCGTGTTGCTAATGCAAGAACCTTTGCTCGTACACATAACAGTTTAAATATGTTTCATACTCCATACGACAAATCAAAGCAATACACCGTATCACTAAGCGACATCTATTAGAACAGGAGGTGGGTGTGCCACTCTCGCTAGACGAAATTAAAGATAATTATGACCGTTACCGTCAAATGTATTCTGACCGTGACACCCGCATGGAACAAGTACTTCTTGTTCGTAAGGGTCGCATGCGCGATGTTTTCCCAGATTTATTCCCAGATGGACCATTTGAGAATCCAATTGTTGCAAACATGGTGGATATATCGGCTCGTGATTTATCTGAAGTTATAGCGCCACTACCCGCATTTAACTGTAATTCCCCATCTATGGTGTCTGACAAAGAACGCAAGAAAGCCGATAAGCGAGAAGAAATCGTTAATGGCATTATTGATTTCTCAGACATACAAACTCAAATGTTTACCGCAGCAGACCGTTATGTAACCTATGGTTTCGTACCTGCTCAAGTTGAAGTTGATTTAGAACACAACATGCCACGCATCCGTTTCTTAGATTCTTATGGATGCTATCCAATCATTGATAGATTTGGAAAAGTACATGGCATGTACCAAAGAATTAAAAAGTCATTAGCAGAACTAATGAGCGCATACCCAGAGTATGCCCATCTACTATATGACAAAGACTCAACTGCTTCTATGATGGAGATTGTTCGCTATCATGACAAAGACCAAGACATCATCTTTGTTCCATCAAGAAACAATATTGTTATTGACCGTGCGCCTAATCCAATTGGCGAGTGTCTTATACGCGTTGTTCAGCGACCATCCTTAGATGGTCAAGCGCGGGGTCAATTTGACGATGTTCTTGCAATTCAAGTTGCAAAGGCTCGTTACGCACTTCTATCGCTTGAGGCTGCTACTAAAGCAGTTCAAGCCCCCCTTGTAGCCCCTCAAGATGTAAATGAGTTAGCCTTTGGACCAGATGCTGTTATTAGAACTGACAGACCTGGCGATGTTCGCAGATTGCCTATTGAGATACCAGCAGGTGCTTTTGCACAACAGCAGGTACTTGAAGGAGAACTTCGTCTAGGTTCTCGCTATCCTGAATCTCGTACAGGAAACATTGATGCCTCTATCGTTACAGGTCGTGGCGTACAAGCCCTTATGGGTGGCTTTGATACACAAATCAAAACAGCCCATGCAATGTTTGCCCGTGCCTTCGTAGAACTTCTTAGCCTTGCACTTAAGATTGATGAAAAAGTTTTTGATACTATGGAAAAAGAACTCCGTGGTACACGCAATGGAGTTCCATACGCAATTAAATATAAACCAAAACGCGACATTGACGGTGACTACACTGTTGATGTTCAGTATGGTTTGATGGCAGGACTTGACCCAAACCGTGCATTGGTCTTTGGTCTACAGGCTCGTGGAGATAAACTAATCTCTCGTGACTTCCTACGCCGTCAGATGCCTTTCTCCTTCAATGCAACCCAAGAAGAAGAAAAAGTTGATACCGAAGATTTACGCGATGCAATGAAACAAGCAATCGCATCTTATGCACAAGCAATTCCAGCGCTTGCTTCACAGGGACAAGACCCATCAGATATTTTGTATAAATTATCTACCGTCATAAATGAACGCCAAAAAGGTGCCTCTATTGAAAGAGCAGTATCTGATGCGTTCCAGCCTCAGAATCCCCCACCTGGTGCGATGACCCCTGAAGCAGTAAGTCCCGACATGCTTGGGCAACCAGGTGCGGTCCCTCCAGGTGAGGGCGAACTTCCTATGGGTATGTCTGCAACAGGTCGTATGCAAGGTGTAGCACCTGGACAAATTGCTCCTGGTGGTAGACCTGATGTTCAATCGCTTTTAGCAAGTTTAACCCAAAGAGGTGAACCTAATCTTCAGGCTTCCCTCGTCAGACGACTACCAGTAGCGTAGAGGAGGTGACGATATGAAGAAAATGAAGAAGGCAGCAGGCAAAAAGCCAGCAAACCAAGGTTCAGCAGGAAAGCCAAATGTAGCAAAGCCAATGCTTGCTAAGAAGGCATCCTCAAAGGGTGGCAAGACATATTTCTCAAGCAATCCAAGCGGAACTCGCGGTTCACGCAGCAAGTAATTTAAGAACCTGAGCATGTTTTAAAACTGCTCAATAAAATTTAAATCCGAACTTAAGTGGGAGGGAAAGTGGCAAAAGAAGCAAAAAATAATTTCCAAGTATCTGGCACAGGCGGTGCTGGAACTAGCGGACAACCTGCGCGATATGCAGCAGGTATAGACAATGCGGAAGATTTTTATGAAATGCAAACTGCCGCAAAAATGCAAGGTCAAAATCCTGCATTTTCAAATGTGCCATCCCCATCCAGCCAACGCCCATTTAGAGGCGATAGCGCTCAAAAACTTGTGCCATTAAATGCTCCAACCCAAAGACCAGACGAAGATGTACGCACTGGTGGAAGTATGAATACAGAAGCCATGTATGCCAATGATGCTACAGCCACAGGAGAAGATGCTGACCGCATGCGTGCAGCGCTTCCATATCTATCAATAATGGCAGAACTTCCACAAACTTCTAATGCTTTCCGAAACTATGTTAGGTATTTAAAAAGCGTACTATGAGTTTTAGCGAAACGCTTGGTAATGCAGCCAAGAAACTATCAGGAAATGGATTTGCCAACGAGATTGGCTTACCAACTTTATTGTTTGACCTTGCTACTGTTTCGTCAAACGATAAAAACTGGGTTTCTGATGCGTTTAACATAGCAGGAGATACATTTCGCTCTACAGTTTTAGCAGCATCTTATCCAATTCGCAAACCAGTAGGGTTTGCTTTCAATAAAGTTTTAATGCCAACAGCAATGCTTTCTTATGAAACTGGTGGTAGATACCTTCGTGAGCCATTATCTGCAGCAGTAACAGCCCTTGCTACTGGCGATGCAAAAAAGTCATGGGAAAACCGTGACCAAATTTCTCCAGGTCAAGCAATCTCATATTTAACAGCAAAATTAACTCCAGGCACAGAATCTTTCCGTGGCGATTTTGATATTTTTAATGCAAAAGACCGTGAGATATTCCAAACTGATTGGGCAGCACGCACACTCAGTGGTTCTATTGACACATTTTTTACCACAGTAACAGACCCACTTGGCAAGTTTGCTAAAGGCGTTGGTCTTGCTCGTAAAGCATTAGTAACTCGCCCTATGGGAGCGCGTGATGCAAACGCTGCAACCCTTGCAAAAGATTTCTTTATGCCTCGCACTCTCCGCAATGTGCAAATTATGTCACCAGTAGCATTAGCCCGAACAATAAATGAAGGGCGCGAAGAAGGCGGAGAGATTTACAACACGCTTTCATGGATGGCTAAGAGTGACCAAACTGTAATTCGCCAACATCCACTGGTTCAAGCATCTAACGATGCAGACACTTTATCTTACTTGCTAGGTCAATCAGATACTGTAGATGATGTAGCAGATGTGCTTACAGCCACAGCGCTGGGAGATACAGAGGCTATGGCTCGCCTTGTTGCAAAGCGTAAAGAACTAGCATTTGTTTTTGATAAAACAAAAGATGTATCTAAAGTTGACATGATGATTCTTGACGGAGTTCCTACCAATGGAATCGTAGATGATATTAATGTTCTTGATGCAGCCAGTGATTATGTTGCAAATCTTGACAACAATTCATATTTCCAAGCGTTAAATAAATTACATGTAAATGGCAATGCTTTAACTAAGCGTACATTTGGTAAGCCAGCCTTTGAAAAGATGGCTATGAACCGCGCCGAGCGCCGTGCTGCTAAAGTCAAAGGTGTTGACTTAAACGAGCCAAGTAAGTTTCCAACCGTTGGATATTTCCAACCAACTAAGTATCACCCTCTTGTAGCAGTAGTAAATTTTGGTATGAAGAAAGTTGGCGATTCTTTCCAAGAAACTCCATCAGGTTATATCAATCTTAACGACTCTGATTCATATAATGAATTAACAGCATTTGGAACTTTATTACGCCGTATTGTTGGAGATGAAGCAAATCCTGTAGTTGAACGCCATCTTAATGATTACATACAATCTGGTGGAGTTCCAGAACTTCGCGCTCGCGTTGTTGAATCATTTGAAGATTTATCTATATCTTTAATTAATCAAAAACTTGGAATCAGCGATGAGGCTGGTCAAGTTATCTGGAGTCAATATAAGGCTCGCCGCGAAACTGCGCGACAGATGATTAAAGACCGTAAGTTCTTAATGACTGGCGATGATGTAATTCTTAAGATTCCATACCTAGAGCGCCAAGGCGCTAACGCGCTACCTATGGTAGACCTCGCTAACTATTCTCGTGTTATTGAAAAGAATAAAGGCGTGCTTAATACCTTAAATCGCGCATCTGAAATTACTGACCCAGATTCTTGGCGATACACCACTGGTGTTCTTAATGACCTTTGGAAAGCCTCTGTCCTTCTTCGTCTTGGTTATACTGTTCGTAACCTAAGTGAAGCAAGTTTATCTATTCTTGCTAAGGGCTATGGACTTATGGCACTTAGTGATATTAACCGAGAAGGATTTAAAGGTTGGTACACAAATCGTGTTCGTGATATTGACCGCTTAACAGACCGCAGACTTGTAGCACAAGGATTGCGTGAGGATTCTGTAGCGTTGCGTAGCGAATTTGCAGATAAACAATCTTTGCTTATTGCATCTGAGCGAGCGCTTCAAGATTTTGATGTATTCCTAGAGTCCATTGAGCGTTTATACCGCATGGGTAGACTTACCGATGAACAGTATAAAGAAGCCATTGATGTATTCCAATACGCAACTGGTGAGTATTTATACCATGGTTCACCAGCGCCAATTAGCGCTTTAGATAATACACGCCCTATGGCGATGAACTTTACCGAGGACATGGCAGAGCGCTATGCAACCTCGGCTATGCCAGTAATCAGTGCATCTGAAATTTACAAGCGTACTTCTGGTCGTGCTTATCCAATGCCAAAAAATTTACGCACCCGTGAAGGCAAACCTATTACCCCAAGGCGTAAACCGTCTTTGGCTATGCAAACAGTTGCTGCAGATATGCGTGATGGTTTTATTAATAGCGTTAACAATGGCAACGAAATACAAATTCTTAATCCTTCAACAGGGCGCTGGACATCTATTGACCCAAATACAGTTTCACAAGAATTATTAACCACTGGACAGTTCCGTATTCGCAAGCCTGGTAGAGAAGGCGTAACTATTGGTCAAAAGGTATACGGCAAAACTGTAGATTTGCGCTCAATGCAGCAATACTCAGGACAAGCCAGAACTCGTCAAGTTCTTGACTTGGCTGATTATCCAGAACTTCAAACAATTCTTGGTATTTCTAAAGGTACAATTCGCAATCGTGATGCTTGGCAAGGTAAAGAGCCAGAACTGCTTAACTGGATGCGTGCTAATGGCATAGGTAAACTTGTATTACCTGATGTAAAAAGTCGCGGTGGTTCTACGGTGCTTGTTGACCCTGACCTAGTGGATGGATTTGGCAATAGACCAACTGTAGCCTTGGCTGAACAGCGTTTAAACGCAGCAAAAAATGCACAACAACTGCTTTCAGACGAAGGCAGAATCTTGCAGATTATTGAGCGTACTGTTCAAAATCAAGGCGGAACATTTAAATTCTCTGATATGGTTACTGGTGATGTACCTACGCAAGGTGTCGCAGTTGCTATCCGTGGGGCAACGCACGCGTTCCCACTGGAACAAGCCCGTACTAACCCAGAGAATTGGGTTGCTTCTGTTGCAGACCACTTTGAGGCTAATTTTGATAAGTTTGGCAGTGCAGACCATTTTGGTACTTGGATTGACGATATTGATGGTGTTCCTCATATTAAGTCCGACCCCGTAAATGTAATTGCAAATCGTGCAGAAGCCATTAGACTAGGAACAACACGCAATCAGCAAGGAGTATTTGACCTTGGTGAACTTGAATATATCGGAACGAAAGGCACAGGAGATGTCGGAGCAAGCGAAAGGTTTGCACTGGGTAAAGGCACCAAAGCCGTTAGACCAGATGAACCCACAGGAACGCCGAGCGTTCGCAGAATTGCTGGCTCGGAGAATTTTGGAAAGCGCGTTAATGAAATCTCAGAGTCCATCGCCAGTGGAAGATACCCAACCGAAGGCATAGTTTCACTTGTTCGTGAAATAGCAGATGGACAAGCAACAACTCGTAGAGATTTACAAGCACTTCTAAGTCGTTTAAACGCACGAGTCGTAGAAGAAGAACGCCTTGCAGCGCCAAAGGTTATTCAAGGAACTGGTCGTAGAACAGAAAAACTCTATGATGGTACAACTGTTGAATTTGATGATGCTTACCGTGGTGAGCCTGGACAGATTCTATTAGATAGAACTGACAACACAGAATCTTATCGCAGATTTGTAGACCATCCAGCACGGATGTTTGCAGCAGAACATGGCAACTATGTAGAAAATGTTTTATCTCCAAATATGCCTGATTATTACTCAGGATATGCAAATCAATTAAACACTTTCTTTCGTAGTCCAGATGGGCGTATTGACCCACTAATTGAGCAGATGCTCAATGACACACGCCCAGAAGAAATTGTGGCTTGGTTGCGTGCTCCAGAAAATGCTGCCTATGCTCGTAAGTTTAATATTGATGTGCCAGGAAATAGAGTGGCATCAGAGCGGTTAAATGTATCTATTGATGCAGAAGATTTTGTTGGCGATTTATACAGTGCTTACAATCGTTATCTGCCAGATAGCCAAACCCAAGAAGCCTTCCGTAATGGTGAAATTACTGAGTCTTGGCTACGGAATCATTTTGCCGATAATACAGAGATGCCAGATATTATTGGGCGCATAGTTCCAACTAGCCCACAGGCTCGTAACTGGCAAGATGGCTTGGCTAAGGTTATTGATAGAGCGTTTTATTTCTTAGGCTCATTACCTGAAACTACCTTTGCCCGTCACCCGTTGGCTCGCCAAGTTTATCGTTCAGAAATGAAACAACGCCTTGATGTTGCCCTAGCAACTAAGCGTATGAACATTGGTGATGATGCTCAGTTAACAACTGATGATATTAATAAGGTTCGCCGTGAGGCTGTTGAGTCAACTCGCAAAGAAGTAAATAAGACTCTATTTACGATTATTCGTAAGTCTTATGCTGGCGAAAAAATGCGCCTTGTCATGCCGTTCTTTAACGCATGGGAAAACACTATTCGCCGTTGGTCTGGTCTTGCAACAGAGAATCCTGCGGTTATCGCTCGTGCTGGACAAATTGTGTCTACACTGCGTAATCAGCCAAATGTGGTTGATAGAGATGGCAACCCAACTACTGAGTTTTCTTATGAAAACAAAATAGTACTGCCTATGCCTTCAAGTTTTATTAAAGGTGTAGAGAAGATTCCTGGATATGGCAAAGGCATGGCAGAAGCCTTGCGCTCATCAGGCACACAAGTTTCTATTCCAGTGCGAAGTCTTGACATCATTATGCAAGGTGAAATATTGGCAGGCTTTGGTCCTCTTGTAATAATTCCAGTTAATGAAATTGTTAAATTAAAGCCTGACCTAGAGGATATTGTAACAAAAAGTATGCTTCCAATATTACCTTTTGGTCCACAAGAAGGAACTATTCGCAATCTATTTCCACCAGCAATGCAAAAACTTGCATCATTGGGCGGTCAAGATGAAGCGTGGAGTCGTACATTTAATACAGTTTATCGTTACGAACTAATCCGTTTTAACTTAGGCGAGCGTGATACCATGCCTGAATTAAGCGAAGTAAAGAATCTAGCAGATAGTTTATACAGAGTTAAGATTCTTTCTAATCTAGTTATGCCATTTGCTGCACAGTATGATTCACCATTAAGTTTTTATACACAACAATTCCGTAGAATACAGCAGGTCTATGGCGCAGATGCAGAAACTTTATTTTTACAGATGTACCCAGAAATGGGTCCAGCCCTTGTATCTAGTTCTTACAACCCTACTGGTGCGCAGGCTTCGCAGGCTGCTTTCCAAAATATCAAAAGGTACAAAGGCTTAATCAGCAAGATTGGTCAAACAACACCTGAAATGATTGGCTTCTTAGTCAATGACCCAGATGGTAAGTATGACTTCTCTGAGGCTGTATATGCTTGGCAGTATAGAAACACTCCAGTTCCTGGCTCTATTGAAAAATATCGTGAGCGTAGAAACCCTGCAGAACTTAAGAAAGATGCCAATATAAAAGTTGGCTGGGTTGAGTTCCGTAAAAAAATGACAGGTTTAGATTACCAACTTGATGCTCAAGGTTATGAGTCTTATCAGGAATCTGGCGCTGAGGAATTACTTGCCCTTAAGCAAATGATGATTGCAGACCTAACCCGCCGTAATCAAGATTGGGCTGCTGATTATTACAATGTAGATAGAGGTAAGTGGATTTATCGTATGCAGTCTATTAAGACAATGCTTACTGACCCACAGTGGATGCAAGAAAATGGTCGCAGACAAGTAACTAGGGATTTGGCTGTTTATCTAAATACTCGCACCCAAATTGCTCGTGAGTTATCAAACCGCAGGGCATACGGTGGAGCATCTACTCTTACCGCAAAAGACAATGCTGATTTAGATGCCTACTGGAATAGCACAGTAGCGCAACTTAAGAAATCTCCAGAGTTTAATGACTTCTATAATCGCTTTTTACAAAATGACCCTGTGACACTTGGATAAGGACTATGGCAACTAGAGCAGAAATAGCAATGAGTATTCGGGAAAACTATCCCGACATCCCAGATGATAGTCTTAATAAAGCAGTAACTTATTTCCAGAACAATGCTGATGCGTTTAAACAATACAAAAAATCTGGTGCTTTACCTGCTGGCGCAATGACAAGACTTGAGGGTGGAGTGGTATCTCCTGCCAAAGCAGGGGCTAGTGCTGTAAAAGGTTTAGTTAAAACATTAAAACCTAAAAGCAAAAAAGGTGCATTAAAAGGCGCAGCCGCTTTAGGAGCAGTCGGACTTGGAATTAACATGTTTGAAGGTGGAGAAGATATACCAGCAACCACCGAAAGCCAAGCAAATACAGACATGATGAACGCTTTGGCTATTGCTTCTGCTAGTGGAGTTGACATTAATGCTCTTGCAGGAACAGCAATGGGGCAACAAATTCTTGGAACAAATCCTCAATTTGATATAGGTTCTTTTACAAACAGTGCAAATATCACACCTTTAACTGGTGGAGTTTATACTGGAATTAATCAACTTGTTTCAAGCAGACCACCTGATTTCGCTGGTGGGCGACCTGTTGAAACTAGGTCTGAAACAATTTCTCTTAACCAATGGAAGAACCAATTTCCTATATCTGACCCAAAGGCTTTGGCTGATTGGAAGGCTAAATTAGTTGCAGCAGGCGTTGTTAGTGCATCTGCTGGTCTTAAAGAACTTAAGGACCAATGGGAAACATGGGGCGAATACTCACAAGAGTCTATGCGCCAAGGACAGAAACTAAGTCCATATCAATTACTTGATATTCAGCGTGGTCTGTGGGGTGGTGGAGCAGATAAGGGTCCTTCTTACAGCACTCAACTTATCAAGAAGGCTAACTCCAGAGATTTACTTAAACAATACTTAGAAGCAGGTTCTGGTCGTGTTATTGATGATACTGAAGCCGATGAGTTTGCAGAGTTAATCCGCAAAAAACAACTTGCTAAGCCTACAAAAACTGAAGTTAAAAAAGTTGGTGGCAAGAAAGTAGTAGTAACTACACCTGGATTTGGTGAGGCTGAGGCTGCTGATATTGCCGAGAAGCGTGCTATGCAAGACCCATTGTATGCAGAATTTCAAACAGCAAATGTATTTGGAACTGCTCTTGAAAAAGCGTTAGGAGTTAGACCCTGATGGCAAAACCAAATATGGTAATTGATGGCGGCGGCGACCCATTTGCTAGTGCCACAGATACACCAGTATCAATGACTACATGGATTGTTAACTTACTTAAAAATGTTCCAGAACTTAAGGCTATCTACGATACAGTACGCGACCCAGTAACTGGAAAGTATCTATACAATGCTGCTGCTATTGTAGATATGATTACCAGTAGCAGTTGGTATTTAGAAAATGGTCCTACTGTTGCAGGAAACATAGCGGCTCGCTATAAGTTTGGTGAGAAGTATTATCAACAAAAGATAAACGAATTTAAAATATCAATCTCTGGTCTTGCTACAGCGATTGGTCTTGATATGGCAGACCCAGATACTGCTGACTATCTTAGCAGTCTGGCAGAAACAGCCTATCTTAATAATTGGGATAATGACTATATTGAAAATACCATTATCAGCAATAAAGACATTTTTGGAAAAATCCAAGGCGGAGCCTATGCTACCGCAGTACAGGACCTAGCCTCTTATTCAAACCTTATGGGCTTTTCAATGAGTGAGCAGAGTCGTGCTGATTATCAGCGCCGTTTAATTGGTTCTACAACTAAAGAAGGCTTGCGTGTACGCGCTACGCCAGATGATATTAAGCGTGAGATTAACGCTAAGGCTGCACAGTTATATCCGTTCCTTTCTGATGACTTTACTGCAGGTCGCACCCTTTGGGATGTAACCTCTGTTCAGCGCAAGAAGTGGGCAGACCTACTAGAAGTAGATGAAGATACCCTTGATTGGAACGACCCACTATGGAAGGATGGAAAAATCTTTAGCATGGTAGATGAGAAAACTGGCAAGATGGTTATGCGCCCATCATGGGATGCTGAGAAGTTAATTAAGCAAGATGAACGCTGGCAATATACTGAAAATGCTACACGCCTTTATGAAGGATACGGAATTGGTATGCTCAATAAATTTGGATATGCGGCGATATAATGGCTAAACCTTTAACCCAAAAACAATTAAAGGCTATGCTTGCAAAAGCAGAAGCGGCTCAAAAAAAGGTTACTACACGACTTGAAGAATTAGAAAAAGTAGTAAGCACTCCTGCGCCACAAGGTGGCGACCCAAATTTAATTCGTGACCCTAAAACAGGTTTAAGTCCTGCACAAGTAGAGGCTAATAAGGCTGTTGCTGCAGCAGCACAATCGTCTACTGAAGCAGGTATACCTGCCGTAGTTGTAAAAACTCAAGGAGCATCAGATAAGGTTGTTACACCACCATCTGAAGCGCCTGCAGGAACCGAGTGGAAATGGATTGGTTCTAAAACTACTGGCATGGCAGGTTCAGGTCAGTGGAAGTTGTATAAAATCCCTGGTTATGTTGCTCCAGGTAGTACTACCATTACCACCAGTAAACCTGTTATCACTACCAGTGAACCTGTTATCACTAAAAGTGGTTTAACCCAAGAAGATATAGATGCTGCTGTAGCCAAGGCTGTAGCAGGAGCAACTGCTGCAAACAATGCCATGATTGCACAAATGAAAGCCGAAGCAGATGCAGCCAAACTTGCTACAAAACAAAAGGCTTCAGATAAACTTACTGCTTTGTTTTCAGCCTATGGACTTGAAACACTTGCTCCTTTTATTAATACTCGTATCATGGCTGATGTTTCAGAAGAAATGTTACTTCTTGAATTATATGACCAACCAGAATATCAAAAGCGTTTTCCAGGCATGAAAGCATTGCGTGCTAAAGGTAAAGCAATTACTGAAAAAGAATATTCTGCTGACGAAAAAGCAATGATGCAAACTGCTCGTTTCTTTGATTTGCCTAAAGGTTTTTATGATGGACCTGAAGATTTTGGTGCTTTAATTGGCAATCTTGTTTCTCCTAAAGAATATCAAGACCGTTTGCAAATAGGACAGGACTTATCTCGTACCTTAAACCCATCAGTCAAACAACAATTAATTGATTTTTATGGCATAGGTGAAGGTGATTTAACAGCCTTTGTTCTTGATGCAGATAAAGCACTCCCATTGATACAGAAGCAGGCTAAGGCTGCACAGTTTGTAGGCATTGGTCGTGCTGCAGGATTTGAACTTCGTGGTATTACCTCTGGTCAAGCAGAGAATATTGCAGGCACAGAATCCTATGCAAAACTTTCTGAGCGAGAACTTGCACAGGCTCTTGGTCAAGCAGGACAACTGCGTAGAACACAAAAGCGTTTATCAGGTATTGAAGGACAAGACTACAGCGAACAAGAAGCACTCTCTGCAGTTATAGAGGGTAGCCCACAGGCGCTACTTGCCTCACAACAAAGAGCACAAAGAGAAGGTGCTCGTTTTAGCGCAAGAGGCGGAGTCACTGGAGCATCACTTCGCTCAACCGCTACACCAATATAAGAATCCCCACCCTGACCAACCAGCCCAGGGGGGCGTATAAGTCTGGTAGCAATAGCCAATTTGGTTTCCCCGAACCTCATTGTGGATTGCGAATACAACTAAGAAAAGGGAGATAGGTAGATGGCTACCAATTACTACGATGACGAAGAAGATGACGACACTACTACAGATGTTGTTGGTCAACTCCGCAAAGTAAACCGTGCGCTGGAAAAGCGTGCGAAAGAACTAGAACAGGAGTTGTCAGGTCTAAAAACTCAGACCCGTCAGCGTACTGTCAAGGATGTACTACAGGCTAAGGGATTAAACCCAAAGATTGCCGCATTTATACCACAAGATATTGATTCCTCTGAGGAAGAAATTATCAAATGGGTTAATGAATACGGTGATGTATTTGGAATCCAAACTTCATCTGAAGAAAAGCCTGCAGAAAAAAGTCCAGAGGTCAAGGCTCAAGCAAGAATCAACAATCTAATCTCTACTGGCTCCGCGCCAGATGTTGATGAAGATGCGTTTGCAAAGATTGCAGGAGCAAAGACTCGTGAGGACTTAGATATACTCCTTGGTTTAAATTAAATAACTTACATCAACCAATCACCAGGAGGTGAACCCACATGGCATTTACAGACACATCGGCAATTAGTGGTCTAGTTCAGACCGCTTATGACCGTTATGTTGAATTTGCCCTCCGCTCTCAGCCGATGATTCGTGCTGTTGCGGATAAGAAGCCTGTACAACAGGCTATGCCAGGCTCATCCGTTGTATTCTCACTTTACAACGATTTGTCGGCTGCTACTTCAACGCTCACAGAAACAACTGACCCAGATGCAGTCGCATTAAGCAATGTTGATACCGTATCTGTAACTCTTGCAGAGTACGGCAACGCTGCCCTTGTAACACGCAAACTACAGTTGTTCTCACTATCCGATGTTGACCCTGCTGTTGCAGACATCATCGCTTACAACTTGGCTGACTCTCTTGATGTTGTGGCACAAAACACACTTCGTCAAGGCACCAATGTTATTTACGGTGGAACCCGCACATCTACTGCTACAGTCACAGCATCAGACACTATTGATTCTGCTGACCTTCGCAAGGTTGTTGCAAAACTCCGTTCCAATAAGGCTGTTCCTCGCGCAGGAAGCCTATACTGGGTCGGTATTCACCCAGAAGTATCACATGACCTCCGTGCCGAATCAGGCTCAATCGGATGGCGTGATACTCACGCACACACTGATGCATCACTTGGCAACCTGTTCGCAGGTACCATCGGAACATACGAAGGCGCTTTCTTTGTAGAAAACGCACGCATGTTCTCTGCTAAGGATGGCGCAGACCAGAGCACTCTCGCTACAACCGCAGTAACCGTTGCAGGTACATCAGCAGGCTTCACCTTTGGTGTTGCTTCAACTGCTGTAATCGCAACACGCGCTGAGGTAGGCGACAAGATTTCTGGAACTGGCATTGCATCTTCTGCAAAAATTAGTGCAATCAGCACTTCTGGCTCAACAACTACATTTACTGTAGATGTAGCCAATACTGCTGCAGTTACCGCAACTACTGTTGTAACTGTAACCCCTGTAACACGCGTATTCAGAACCATCGTTTGCGGTAAGCAAGCATTGGCTGAAGCCGTAGCACAGGAGCCAGGTGTTGTTATCGGTCCAGTTACCGATAAGTTAATGCGTTTCCGCCCAATCGGTTGGTACGGTGTCCTTGGATGGAGCCGTTACCGCGAGGAAGCGTTGTATCGCATTGAAACTGGTTCTTCAATCGCTGCTCTCTAGTTGATTGACTCTGAGGGGTAGACATATTTGAAAAGTCTGCCCCTTTGGGGTGAGTTCATTAGGAGGACTTATGTCAATGTATTACTTCACTACGCCCACCGTAGATGAAACCCCAGCAGGGGACCATATCCTCTTTGCTCGTATTGAACTACCGCGTGGCATATCTGTCTTGCGTTTAAACGGAGTGTATAGTTCCTTTAGGTATCCAAGCCAGATTCAGACAAATCAGGCGGAGGAGTATTACTTAGGTGGAACAAAAAATCTTATTAACCAACAGACTGCTGATGCCCTTACAGCACAGGGCTACGGAGCATACATAACACCAGCATGAGCCTACATAGACAACAGACCCATCCTGAGTTTGTAGAAGGTTGCTTTGGTTGCAAGGTTGGAACTCTTGTAATAAACGCAGGAGAAGCAAACTCTAACCTAAGCGTATCTGCAAAAAAATGGGATAAAGAATTACAGGCATATAGGGATGCTCGTGCTCAAGGTATCCAACCTAACGGAACAAGTATGAAGAAGATTCAAGAGGCTGTAAAGATTTCAAACGAAACAGGCAAGGCATACGGGGCATAGGAGGAATCATGGCTGCTCGCAAACCACGAAAGAAACCAGTAAAACGCGTGCGTACAGTCAAGGATGAGTCATATACAGAACTTGAAATGTACTGTATCTGGCTTAACGAGTACTACAACTCTTTACTCAAGTCAGGCTTTAAGTCTGAAATAGCCCTGTCATTTGTTATGGATAAAGGTTCTTATCCAAGTTGGGTGAACTACCGTTCCCCTTCTGAGGATGAGATTAAACGGATGCTGGATGAGGATGATGATGACTAGCACCATTATTCCAGAGCCGTTGTGGGGACTGCCCTCTCCCACCATTGAAGATGAGGACATCTACGAAGAAGAAGATGAGGAATAACCATGCCAATGGTAAACGGAAAAGAATACTCTTACTCAAAGAAGGGTATGGCTGCAGCAAAGAAAGCAGCAAAGAAGTCTGGTAAGAAAATGGTAATGAAGAAGGCTGCAAAGAAGCGTGGCAAGTAAAAAAGACTCACGGATTAAAAGGGCTGGCGTAGCAGGTTTTAACAAACCCAAGCGTACGCCAACCCATCCAACTAAGTCACATGTTGTGGTTGCCAAAGAAGGCAGCCAAGTAAAGACTATTCGTTTTGGTCAGCAAGGCGTTAGTGGCGATAAAAAGTCTACGCCTAGACAAAAATCATTTAAAGCACGCCATGCTAAGAACATTGCCAAAGGCAAAATGAGCGCTGCTTATTGGGCAGATAAGGTGAAATGGTGAAGGGTAAAGCATTTTGGGACAAGAAGAATCCAAAGAAAACATCAACGAAATTAACCTCCTCACAGAAGGCTACTGCAAAAGCAAGAGCAAAGGCTGCGGGTCGGAAGTATCCGAACCTTGTGGACAATGCTGCTGTGGCACGGATGAAAAAGAAGAAGGGTAAGTAATGGCAACAGGAGCAGCAGGAAGCACTTTTACGGGAGAACTTAACCGTCTAGCCAACGGTGGTACATATCCCGTTTATACGGTCTATAAGGCATCACAGGGCGCTGCTAATGCCTATGCTGGCACATCTGGTCTAGGACTTATTGCTGCCCTTAATTACAAGGCTAGTTCCTCCCGCCAGCCTAATGACTATAAAGGTTTAAACGCTATCTGCAATGAACTTGCTGGCACCTCTGGGCTATCAGCCGTAGTTGCTTTAAGGAGTATTAACCTATGAGTACATTTGCTCAACTAGCAGACCGCGTTGAGGCTGTACTGCATGGTTATACAGAGAACACAGAGCCTGCCTCATGGCTTACTACTAGCGCTACCAGTACAACCACATCGCTGACTGTTTATGATGCCAGCGTAATTGGTCGTGGTTATGTACAGATTGACGATGAAATTGTATTCGTTAACTCTACAGACAATGTATCAAATGTTCTTACTGTAGCCCCTTGGGGTAGAGCGCAGCGTGGCACAACTGCTGCTGCCCATGATGCTAATTCTAAAGTAACCATGGCTCCATTATTTCCAAGGCAAGAGATTAAGAACGCTATTAATAATGCTATTGATGCTATGTACCCAAGTGTATTTGCTATTGGCTCCTATGATTTTGATTATGTAGCAGCGCGGTATTCCTATGGAATCCCTGCTACCGTAGAAAATGTTTTATCTGTAACCTACTCCATTATTGGTCCTTCCAAGGAGTGGTTCCCTGCTCGTGCATGGCAGTTAGATAGAACTGCAGACTCAGATGCTTTTGCTACTACAAAGAGTCTATCTATTTATTCAGAGATTGTTCCTGGACAAACTGTGCATGTTACCTACAGCAAGCGCCCAACGCTGCTTACTAGCAATGAACAAGAGTATTCAACAGTTACAGGCTTTCCTTCTTATTCGGAAGATGTTGTTATTTATGGCGCAGCCTTCCGCATGATTTCTTTTCTGGACCCTTCACGCCTTGGGGCTCAGTCTGCAGCAGCAGACATATTAGATGGCGTACGCCCAAATGGTTCAGGGCAGAACGCAGCCAGATTCTTGTTTAACATTTATCAGCAGCGTTTAAACGAAGTGGCGAATAACCAACGCCGTCAGTATCCAATCCGTTCGCACTATCAGAGATAAGGTAGAAAATGGCAGCAGGCGACCCAGGCTCCCCAGCGCGGTACTACTCATCAACCGCAGTAGAAACTTCGCTCCAATCATCCATCCCCGCACAATCTCAGGGACAATCAAACACATCCTTTATTGTTGCATCGGTTAGCGGTTTTCCATCATCGTTGCCATACACACTTATTGTTGACCCCGATACATCTAAAGAAGAAGTTGTCACAGTAACTGCCGCTTCCAGCACAACCCTTACTGTAACTCGTGGTGCTGACAATACGCAGGCTGTTGCCCACTCTGCTGGTGCAGTGGTACGACATGGTGTATCTGGTCGTGACTTCCGTGAATCACAGAATCACATATCTGCTCGTGGCTATGACATTGATGAAACAATCCTTACTGCTGCTAATCAAACACATGTTCACGGTATTGCTACTGGTGATGGTGTTATTGTAGGTACTACCAAGGCTCAGACTCTTACTAATAAAGTTTACTCAAGCGGTACTGTAACTGGTGCATTTACTGCAACCAGCGCAACATTTACTGGCGGTACATTTACTTCAGCCACAGTAACAAGTTCAACAGTGACCTCATCTACAATTGTATCAAGCACGCTAACTGGTTCTTTTACAGCATCTGCTGCTACTTTTGTAAGCCCAACTATCTCTGGCTCACCAGTCATTACTGGTCTATCCAGTGTTGGTATGGTTAACTCATCTGCTGTTCCAAAGATTTATGTAGATACTATTTTTGAAGATGCAACACAGGCTGCAATCTCTGCAGCATCTGCTGCAGCCAGTGCAACTGCTGCTGCTACAAGTGCCACATCTGCAGCAAACAGCGCTACAGCATCTGCTAATAGCGCCAGCGCAGCAGCAACCAGTGCAACCTCTGCTGCAACAAGCGCAACTAACGCATCTAATTCTGCTACTGCTGCTACTACCAGCGCCACAAGCGCTGCTGCAAGCGCCACTGCTGCAGCCACAAGCGCTACCAGTGCAGCCAACTCAGCAACAGCATCTGCTTCTTCAGCAAGCGCTGCAGCGACTAGCGCAACTAGCGCTGCTGCAAGCGTTACGGCTGCTGCTACCTCGGCTACCTCGGCTGCTGCGAGTGCAACTGCTGCTGCTACAAGTGCAACGAGCGCTGCGACATCTGCAGGCAGTTCAGAAACATCTGCAATTTCATCTGCAACTAGTGCTACGGCTGCTGCTACTTCAGCAACCTCTGCTGCTGCTTCAGCCACGGCTGCTGCTACCAGCGCCACAAGCGCAGCAGCATCTGCAACTGCAGCAGCCACTTCTGCAGCATCTGCTGCAGCCTCAACTTCTGCTGCTGCTGCTTCTGCTTCTGCTGCAGCAACTAGCGCTGCATCAGCAGCCACATCAGCAACCAGCGCTGCTGCTTCTTATGATTCCTTTGATGATAGATACCTTGGTGCTAAGTCAACGCCACCTACTTTAGATAATGATGGTCAAGCACTTCTTACTGGAGCCCTTT